GCATACGACCCCGCCCGGCTAATCGCAAACAACCCTCTCGGCAATCCGCAAGCAAGCTACCCGCACATATTCTATCGTCGGGCCATAGGGATAAAGACGCAAGTCTGAAAGGTTTACCGAAAGGATTTTCAAAGTTTTGGGTCTTTTTTATTTTGGTGTTTCCCAAACCAGTATCAAGCAATTTCATTTATACACTCGTCGTTATTGGTGTGGGATCTATCTTATATATAGACCCCGACCAATTCAACCCTAGATTTACCTCTTCACCTTCCAATCAACAGTGCCCCAGCCAAAGTCCTCCATTTCATACTCAAAATTTTCTTCCAGTTGATCCTTCAGGTCTTGAAGATCCAAACCGGAAGGGTGGTTATCCTCATCCACCTCTTGCAAATAGTCATCGACATAGTCCATCACGTCCATGTCGTGTTCGATCACCTCTTCTAGGGAATATCCGAGAGTCTTCCAAACATCGTCCGGATCAATCTCAATAGAAAAATAGCTAATCCCTAATATAAATTTTTTCTCGACTTCAACACTCACCGTTAAAGACTTCGCAAAGCGGGGATGAAAGCAATTATCAAACTTTTTGGTTTCGGGGTTCATATGTAGGGCTGCGGAGGGGTTTGCGATCATGCGGTCCAAATCGAGAGGGGTAGCTTTGTTAGCAGCTTCCAAGCTGAGAAAGGCCGAGATCGGATCGTCCTTCACAAAGGTATCGTACTCGGGGGATTCGGCTCGGGCTGCTTTAAGTAGCTCGCTGATTTTTTCTAATGACATAACACTTCCTTTTAGTTGTATGGGACTTATCCTACACACAACTATTTAAGTGTCAACGGTTTTTATATGTCTTGTATCTTAATACAGGTTTTTTTAAAGGACGGCTCGTTCGAGGTCGAGGGGGCTGGTCTTCGAGTGTCTGTCGCCGTTCCTTCACAAAGTTCTGCCAACGCTTTGACTCCTCCCTGTGCAGTTCTCTCGTAGCTTTCTGCCGTGCCTCAATCTGATCTTCCAAAGCCAACGAGGCTGCGTACTTCATCTCCCGCCATTTTTGAACTAAAAACAGCATCGGTTATCCACATTTCTATTGGAAGTCATTTTTTTGACTTCCAGTACGTTAAAACTACTCATGCGAATTATCCTATACAGATCGTCACTCGTCCTCAAGCACTTTAAAAAAATCCGGCAATCCGGTAGGTAAAGTAAACACAAGCTTGGGCGTAACCTTAGACATACCTTTCTCCATTAAGCGCATGACTTGGTTAGCCTTGTACAAATATATCTGTGGATCATCCGGGTGCGAACGATAGATCAGAGTCCAGACGTTAGCGTTCTGGTGCCGCACGGCAAAACTAATCTGGAAGGGGCTGAGCTTGGCCTTCCATCCGGTAGTTACTTTAAGTTCGATTAAGTGGAGATTACGCTTTGCGTCACATAAAAGTAAATCGGGGATTCCTGGGGTCTGGCTGTTTTCAATCCGAGTCAGAACAACATCGGCCCCTGATTTTTCAATGTGCCACTTGAGCGTCTTCCAAAAGCTCGACTCGCTCTGGCTCGACTTCAATCACCTTCTCCCCAAGCTGACGCTTGAGTTCGTTTAGTGCTTCTTGAACTTGTTCTTTGCTCATGGAGTCAATCGATCCATGACGGACTTCACTCTTGTTCACATAGATGTTGCCTTGCGCTAACCCTCTAGCCTTTTCAGCTTGAACGGCGGCTGAGTACGCTCCGTTAGCAAGGGCATCATCACGAATCTTTTGTAGATCCCGTATGTGCCGGGCGTAGGTTACTTCGTACTTCTGAGCTAACTGTTCTCGACGTTCTCTCAACGCCTTACAAACATGAGGACAGATCTTTGGATTTAGCATTTCGTAGGCTCGGGTGTTGGCACCTTTCACACTGAACCCGGCTTCGATTGCTAGATTCTGCAAAGTGTCCTGACCTTCACGGGTTGCAACCAGTTCAACGAACTTGACTTGCTTTCCTGTTAATCGGGTTGCCTCGCTAACCGGAGGTCGGCCACGAGTTTCAACCTTTTTCACTGCCTGTTTAGCCATAGGGCAGATCTTACCTCAACTAAAAACGCCTTACCATATAGTACTTTTTAGAAATAAATAAAAAATAAAAAAAAACTTTTGCTGAAAACTCCTATGTGGAAACGCGAATTAACAAAACCTGTCCCGTCGTTAAACACCACTGGGACCACAACGGTACGGCTGAAAGCCGCGTGTTTACTGGCCAATCCCACTAGTCCCACCAGTACCGCCATTTTTGAAATTATTTTTTTAAAAAAACTAATTTACTCAGAAAGTACTATATAGATAGCGCGATTAACAAAAAAAGGGGCCGAAGCCCCCGGTTCGCGTTCCGATCAGTAACTGCCGGGGCCGTTGAACCGACCTTCGATAGATGTATCGATGTCAATCCCCCGTCTCTTCAGTTCAATCTCGAACGCTTCAACACGCACTACGTTCAAGATCACTTTGCCGTGTCCAAGACTGTTGGCAGCGGTAACGCTTGCGTTAGCTCGCTGTTGCTGCAGCTCTGAATCGGAAAGATTAGCTATGTCGTTAGGCATAACAACCTCCTTTTAGTTGTAGCCGCTGCTGCGGCCTGTTAAAGAACGGCCAGAGGGTCAATTTGGCGAGCTTATACGACCCCACACATACTATAGCATATTATCGCATACCTATCAAGACGAGTATGGAATAAGCTTATATCTAAAAGTAATTAAAAACTTTTTAACCTTTTTTATATACGAGGGGTTGCATAACGTCTTATACCCAGCTAGTATCGAATCAAGTTTTTGGAGAAAGAGATGGAAAAGATCGAGGTCCGTGCCACGTTTTCGGAGGAAGAAGCCCAAGAAATCTGGTCCCTGATCCGTGACATTCAGTCCACTCTTAAAGAGATTAACACCAAGCTCGATGAGCTACAACAAAAGGAAGATTGATGGAAAGAACTGAAATCAAGCACGACGGTCAGGAGATCTCGTGTTTTGGCAAGTGGGAAGAAGACTCGAACGCTGTATGTATTTTCGAGGACAAGGAAGGCTACAGTTTTGATGAGTTCTTCGCGGATGGGGCGGTCAATTGGACCGATGCCGTGAAGAAGGTATCGAGCTGGGCGAAGGATAACGAATGCAAACTGGTAGAAATGCAGGTTTGTTGAACCAACAAAAGGAAGACTAATGGATTTACTTATACCCGCGGTCAGCAAGACGTTGACCAAAACCATGATCGACAAAGGCAACCCGGATTGTTTCAAGGAACTGGTTTGCTTGGCGCGGTTATTGGGCGTCGATTTCGACACCATGACTAATGGCAGCAAACAAGAGATGCCGCTGCACTTCACTGACGGGACTGAAACGACAATCAAGTTTTATGTTGTTAACGGAAAGAACGGCCGCAAGGACAAGCGGTATAACATCCCCGCTCCTGTCCTACGTGAGCAAGCTGCCGAGGGCGATACGGTAGCGTTTACTTTTAAGCACGATGCATCAGGCAATGCCATGTTGTGCGCCAACGTGACCCGGAACCCCGAGTATTCCCACCTAACCACCGACGAGATTGACGGTACTGTTTTAAGGAAGCAAGCGTAATGGACGAACAACTAAAAGAAGCTAGAAACCGATTGGCTGACCTGTTTATGCAGGTCGATGTGGATGTGCCCGAGGACTGCAGGACCAAAGATTTAATCGAGGCAATGAACGACGCCAAGTCGTTCTTGGACGGCGAGGCTGCGGAAGAAGATACCGAGGCGTTTGACAGGTCATTCCCTGAGTTATCTAACGCGGCAGCGGGACTGATGGCGTTGAAAGCTATGCAGGACGCGGAGTTCGGAGGCAAGATCGCGGACATGATCATGGGGCCTTTTGAAAAATGACGTTCGTTGAGCTTTGCGAGGAGTTCACGTCGAAGTACGGGATTGACGCTTTAGGGATGTCGATCCTGAATATAAGAAGGCACATTAGTGCCGAGGACCGTGTTCGGTTAGACGCGGTCATAAGGAATGAAGAAGGGAACAACAAAAATGGAAGTAGCGAAATTTGACGTAGCGGTCGTCTATAAAACCGACGATAAGTGCCATCAGCGCACGATAACGCAGATACCGATGTCTGATATTCAAAAGCACGTTCCGCCGGGCGCGGAAATTATCTCAGTGGTGGCAAAACGCCGCCCAAACCACCAACTAAAACCAACGGAGAAAGGATCATGGTGTTAAAAAAAGAAATGGCTCAGGAAAGTGTGCAGCTTGAGAAAAAGATCAAGCGCCTCGAAAACAAGGTTAAGAAATTAAAGGCCGCTGTTGAAGAGGAAAAAGAGATGGGGGAGTACCGGATAAAAAATATGGTCAAGGCCCGCGAAGAGAAAGAAGAATTGCGTAACAAGATCTTCGAGCTTGAGCAGCAGCTTGACGCGCAAGAAACGAAGGGTCCGGTTTACCAGATCTGTGATCCGTCGTTACAGTACTTTCACAAGCGCAGGGATTTGGGCGTGGATGTCTATGTCGAGCGGCATAGGGACGACACAAAGTTTTTGCTGACCCGTATTCCGATCATCCTTGATTCTGAGTTGTGTGAGGATATGACTTTTGAGCAGCGGGCCGCAACGCTTGACCCGTTGGTGCGGGGGTTGCGGTCGGCGTACAGCAAGTCTGAAGAGCCCCTTATTCACATCGACGTTTCTATCAACGAGATGTATTGGACGGAAGACTAATGACTTGGGTAGTTGTTCTGCATCGATGGAAACCGGGCGGGGCCACGGCAGTACGTGGTCCGTTCTCGTCCAAGAAAGAGGCAAACGCTTATTTTCAGAAACAAACGGTCGCCGGGAAAACCGAAAAAGATTACCCTACGGGAGAGATCTGTGAGTTGGAGTCAACCTTATGATGAGCAAAGATGAGTGGAAAACGTTGTCCCAGGTTATGGCAGTTAAAAGTATTTTGGACAAACCGGACATTAGCGAATGGGCACGATCCTATTGGTCTAACGTCTACAACCAGTTGTTATCGGAATAAGTAATGGGAAAAACAAAATCGGAAGAAAGTAAAGAATTGGATAACGACGTTGAGCAGTTTTTAAAAAAAGGCGGCGAAATCAAAGAGTTAGATACTAGTGAATCTAAATTAAAAGAAATGTCGTTGTCGAATAGGTTCTTTGCGAAGACTAATTTTTATCTGTTTAGCGCGAATAAGAAGAAATAAAATGGAACCGGAAATAAAACCGTTGGGTTACCCTTTTGGGGACGGGTTTTGTAAGATCTGCGGTGTTGCTTTAATTAAAGAACTTATTCCAGCGCCGCACACGCATTGTGAACGTTGTGTAGTGCATGATTTTTCTCCGCGGAATGGCGAAAAACAAGAGAAAAAGCGTCGGTATAAATGGGATTCAACGGAAGGAACGGAGCCGGAAGGAACTCCGGCCATGTACGTTGACCCCGATATCTTGGAGATGGCAGAGCAGCGAGAAGACGAACACCGCAATTCGTATTACGACAGTTTGGATGAGTCAACCCATCACTTTCTTCGGATTGTAGAAGATTGGGACAGGATCAAAAGAATCCTGTACGAAGAACAAAAATTAAATTTAAGTCGGAACCCTTCCGTTATAAAAAGATACCGACAAAACGTAAAACAAATACAAAAGGCGCGAAAAGAGGGTGTTTGGAAAACTCAAAATCAATCGGCATTTTTGTACAGACGCAAAGCAAGACCTGACGGGACACTCCCGACCAACACGGGTTGGATGTATTCCCGAAAGGAAGCTTAGAGTAAGCCCGTTTGTGACCACAAGTGGGCAAATCTTGCTCCGAAGGGTGAGCCCACCCTTTGGTCAGACCAATTCTAATTAATTTTTAAACGAAAAAAAACCGGGCGTTGAACCTCTGGCAGAACAACGCCCGGAAGGAATGCCCGAGTGGTGTTAACTCTCGGGTTGAGATGAAGAGTATTGGCTACTCTTCAGAAGAGCTAGGGTACTCTTCTACCTTTAAAACTAACAAAAACAAAACCGTTTGTCTTGGACTTTAGGAGCCGCCTTTCGGTCAGACCTGGACGGCGCAGGTTGAGAAAGATCAGCGCAATAGGTGGTTAGCCTTGAGAAGGGGGGGTTTTTGCGCCCTGACCTGAAGTAGGTTATCCCGCCTATTCGGCCACGCCGACGGGAAAGCGCCAACAGGGTCTAAGGAAACGCTAGGTTATCTAATACCCCGGCCTTTTTCGTTAATGTTCTTCACCTGCCGTAGTGAAGGAACTGCTATTATTTTGGTCCAATTCTCGTGCTTCTGCAAGACGATCTTCTTTCCATTCTTTAAATATTTTACGCAGTTGACCACTAATGGATCGATCTTCCATGTTAGCGATTTGCTTAATTTCCTCGTAAACCGGGACCGGCACAAGAACAGATTTCCATTTAGTAATATCCATAAGCGTTAGTATAGGACCTCCCACATATTATCGCAACTATTTAATTTCTTCCGTCTCGCCCCAGCTAGGACCGAGGTCAATGTCACATTTGTTGGGAACCCTGAGTTCAATAGCGTTCTCCATAACTTCTCTGATCCGTTTTGCGTGGGCCACGTCGCGCACACTACAGCCCAACTCGTCATGCACTTGTAGCAGCGGTCGTTCTCCAGCTTCATACAGGTCCACCATAGCCTGTTTCGTCATATCTGCTGCACTAGCTTGGATTAATCGGTTTAGCGCCTTGTACGTGAATGCACGGCGCAGGGGAGTCGTATCCCCGTAGGTGGCTTTGGCTTCTTTCTTCGGCATAGCCTTCTTGAGTTCATAGCCCAGTGGCTCAAACAAATTGAACCGGCACTTGCGGCCTTTGAGTGATCGTATAGAGCCGTCGTCTTTTTTGTCCACCGACCGTGATACGCCAGACATAAGCTGCTTCACAAAAGGCACTCTGGAGTGGTATTGCTCAGTCAGGCTTTTAGCCTCGTCAATTTCCAGATCGAGTTGCTCAGACAGTTTCTTCACTCCCATGCCATACATCATTCCCAGGTTTATAGTTTTTGCCTGTTTGCGTGGGATCTGCGCCATCTCGGCCACCATCGTATGGAAGTCAGTCTCGGGATCGTTGGTGTAGGCATCAACAAACTCTTGAGCGCCGCCCAGTGGCGAGCCTTTCCATTCGCCAAACACGGACGCATAGTGCGTCAGAATACGTGGCTCCTGTTGACTGAAGTCGATAGCCGCCCACTGCTCGTCCTCTTCAGGGAGGAACAAGCTGCGGATCAAGGGTCCGAGTTCTGGATCACGTGCCGGGATCTGTTGCAAATTAGGATTCGCCATCGACAGTCGGCCCGAGACGGTGCCACCACCGTCAGATCGTAACTGGTTAATATGTCCGTGGATGCGTCCTTCCTTGGACACATACTTCATAATAGACGTAACAAACGTGCCTTGAATCTTGTTCAGGTTACGCGCCTGTACCACGAGCTTTGCAAAATCGTGTGGGTGCTCGGACAAAAAAGACTTGGTAAAAGAAGGCTGTCCCGTCCCTGTCCTTGCGTATTTAATCTTGAGTTTATCAAACGCTTTAGAAAGAGACGCCGCAGCCCAGATCTCCACGTCCTGACCGGCCATTTCCTTGATCTGTTTCAGAAGCACCTTTTCTCGTTTCAACAACTCTTGTTTGGTTCGCTCACACTTCTCCATGTCCACTCGAATACCGCGAAAAGTCATGTCAATCAGGCACGGAGTCAATCGAGTCTCTAGGTCAAAAACCGTTTCCAAGTTCTCTTTATTAATCTCAACCCTAAAAAACTTATATAAATCAAAGGCTAACCGGGCATCTTGCTCGGCGTAGGGACCCACGAACTGGCTAGGCAGCTTCCATAACTCGGCCTTGGGGTCCACCCCAAAATCCACCGCCGCTTCGGTCAATAGTTTTTCAGACTTGGCCTCGCCCAAGTAATCGTAGGACAGCGCGTTCAAGGAATAAGAAAATCGGTTCTCGTCCAAGAGTGCAGCCATGACCATCGTGTCGATGATAGGTCCGTTAACCGTGATCCCCAGTGCTTTAAGCCACCCCAGATCATAGGGTGCGTTGTGCATGATCTTTGGACAATGCGTCGATAGTTGTTTATCGAGCCACTTGAGCACCACAGTTTTGTCTAGGTTCCCGCCCCCAGCATGGGCAATCGGGTAATAAGCCTCAAACCCATCGGTCGCTACAGCGATTCCCACTACGTCACCATCCCCTCTCGGCCATCCGGGGCCGTTTTCTTTCAGGTGCGGGTCGCGTGTTTCAAGGTCCACGGCAATTTCTTTAGCGTCCGTTAAGTCTTTTAGCTCAAACGGAGCCGTCCATTCAGTTTCCGGTGTAAATAGAGGGAACTGCAATCTAGTCTCTTTGTCCATTTTCATACTCCATGAGAATTTCGGTGTAGTGCTTAACCTTCTCCAGGTCTTCAATACCCCCTTTCTCACGCCATCGAGTGATATATTTCACGATATTGCCCTCAATGAAGGGCAGTTTATTCGCCAGAATGTATTCAATGGGCTGAATCTTCTGGGTTTTGTAATGCTCTCCAGCAACCTGTTCTTCGAGCGACTTCATAATGCATAGCTCCTGTAAAAGTTTTCGGGCTCGACAACAAACAGATTTTGTTTCGTCCGGGTAACGGCCACATAAAAGACGCGGTGCATGGAGTCCGGGTCCTTTTCCATCGATTGTTCGGCTGCTGCCGTTAAATCGGTATAAAGAACCACGTTCTCCGCCTCGCCACCCTTCGCTCCGTGTATTGTCGAAAGTTTGATTCGTGGCAGGGCCGTGAGGTCTTCGCCTCGACGCAACAGGGCGTTAATGTAAGCTACATCAACGTCTGGCACTTTATCTAAAGCCTGTTGCCACGACATATCGAGGGTCGCCAACAATCCGTTGTTGTCCCTCAATTCATCAAACGTGAACGTGTCGTCTTCTTCCCCAAGAATCTTTTTAAATCCGCGCTGGACTCTAACCCCGTTGCCAGACATATAGGAATACAATGTCTTGGCGGTATCGTAAGTAATCATCTTGCCTTGTTGCAAGATCTTCCACCCTTCCAACGCTTCTCTTATTTTTAAACGTAAACTGTGCCCAGACTGAGACTCGTAAAAATAACCCTGCGATTTGCAGTGGCTTTTGATCGAGTTCAGGAAATACTGCGCCTGAGACAAAAATAGCCATGTGCCGTGGTTCAGGTCCAGTTCTTCAAAGTCTGTGATGCGTTCAAGCTTGCCCTCTTCACGTCTGGGTAAATATCGCTTCGGGAAGCGCCTTTTAATGCGATTACAGATGCGTTCGGCCACTTCGTGTACCCTTCTAGGCACCCGGTAACTTTGCTCTAAAACCTCACTACCGCCGGGCAGATTAATAAAATGCTCTACATCCGCCCCGGACCATTTATAAATCGCTTGGTCGTCGTCACCCGCACAATACATTCGGTTAGCTTTCTTTTCGATTGCGTGGGCTATGTCCCACTGCAAGGGACTCAAATCCTGCGCCTCGTCAAGCATAGCCAGTTCAAAACGTGGGCACGTCTCGTGAGCGGACTGAGCAAACAGTTCTAACATATCGGTGTAATCATACAGTCCATGAGCTTTTTTGTACTGTGCCAAGCTCCGTGCTGCGTAGTCCACCTCCACCCACTCGTGATCCAGTTCACTAAAATTGTATTCCGTTCGAAGCAGGGTCTTTTTTAAACGAGAAAGAGTAATTAGCCGTAATAGATCAGACTCTTTTCGCAGACTGTTCGACAGATCTTCTTCAACTTCGTATTGAGTAGTTTCACCTGTCACCAGATTAATACCGATCTTCTGCTCCACCTCTCGATAATGCCCGGCAGTCATCAACTGTTCAGACTTGAGCCCGGTCAAATAGAACGCCAGAGAGTGGATAGTTCTAAAG